CTTACGCACTCGCCTTTCTACATTCCACCATGCTCTTGCACCTTCACATTTGCAAATCTTAGTCGCTTCCTCTGAAATGTATGTATCCCAATCATCTGGTTTGTCTTCATATGAAGCTACAATATCATCATTAATCTCAAGCATTGCCTGCTGCCCGCAATACATGCACTTTCCCAAATATGTACTTTTAGTCATTTACGCCTCCCTGAGTCTATAACTCCCCACTGGAACTCCATTTCTATTTTCTAACTTATGTAATCTGCACATCCACTTAGCTGCATCTTCAATGCGTCTATCGTCTACCGCCGCATTAATGCGCCTGTTGTATGCAATTATCAAACCTATGTCTCTCATTTTGCCTCCTTATACCGCTTTGTTTTTCTTGGGAATTACCTTAAGCCCATTCTGATGCGCCCACAGGCTTACAAGTGTGTTATACGCACGCTGTTTCCAATTGTTTTTTTCTTTTTCAGACATCTCTTTCCAAAGTTTCCCCATCATAATGTCACCTCTGTTCTTTCTTCATCTTTACCCAGTCTTCCACATCTTTTTGTGTCATCTTCATAGGAGCAAGCTTAGCTCCCCAGTATTCCGACTCTACTGTTACAACCTCAATGTTTTCTTCCTGCATATACCGGAGTAAATCTTCCGGTCTGCCAAAATTGGCATATTCAGTTCTTATAATCATTACCTGCTCCTTTCTTAAAATCCTTGTACAAATGCTTTTTTGCTCCTATACTCTAATTACAGGCTATTGCCGTAGCCGAGTAATCACGAAAGGAGTTTGTTATGGATAAAATATCGTTTTGTGATACTGTTGCACTCGAAACTGCCAGAGCTTTCGTTTCATCTAATATGACAGAATATATTAATAATTCTGGAACAGAAGGCTTCGCTAAAGACTTTTCTCAGAAGTATTTAGAGGCTTACCAAATTGCAAACAAGTATTACACGGAAAATCATATTAAATATAAGTTTTAAGCATTTGTTATTAATGTGATGATTTTTGCGGCATCATTTAAAACAGCCTGTGCAAGTTCAACTGACAGTCCTCTATCTGTCAATGTTTCAATTACATCTATAATTGGCTGTACATGCTGTGATGGTGTCGCATATCCTCTCAGACGATTAGAAAATTCCTTTTCAACCTTTTCTTTAATTTCTCCTGAATCAGATTCTTTTAATTCAGGAACAATGTTCTTTTTTACATCTTCCATCATTTGCTTAAAGAAGCTTTCTAAATCTAATATTGATAAGCTGTGCTGATTTGTTAAATGTAATATTTCACTAACCAGCCCGTTGTACTCATCAGTTTCCATTGACTTGCTTGCCAGTGTTACTGAGTTGTATATATTGGGATTAACCCATTTAGTATAATTAACCTGTTCCTTCACTCTCTCACCTCCATAACTAAATCTCATTTAGGGCTTATTTGAATAAATGCTGTATCACAAATCTGGAACATTCATTCAATTCTTCTTTTGTTGGGTGAATGTTTTTCTTTTCTAATAATGCAGCTGCTGTTAATACACTAATTTTGTTCTTAATCCAACCAACTGCACATATTACTGTTGTTGCAAAAAATAACACCGCCATCTTCTCACCTCCTTGAATAGATAATGTCACATATCGTGTCATTATTAATCAAAAAAAATAGACTGAACCGACTTTCCATAATACTGTGCCAGTTTAATCTTTATAGAATCTCTTGGGATTCTTTCACCACATTCATACATAGACAAAGCCGAATCACTTATGCCTATTGCTTTCGCAACTTCACTCTGTGGCTTATTTCCTCTTAACACTGTTAACCTGTTGCCTATTTCCTTGGGTTGCAAATTATCACTCCTTTCATGCCACACTTTGTGGCTCAACTGTAATATATCACTTGTCACATATCGTGTCAACACATTTTGTGGAATTTTTCTTGATTTTTCCACAATTCGTGTTATTATATATTTAAAGTAACATAAGGAGTTGAATTATATGGGTGATTTTCCTAACATATTCAGAAAAATAAGAGAACAAAGTGGACTTACTCAGCAGCAAATGGCTGATAAACTTGGTGTATCCAGAAGCGCTATTGGAATGTATGAGAATGGCGAAAGAGAACCAAATTTTGAAACTTTGGAACTAATTGCTGATACATTTAATGTTGATATGAACTATTTACTAGGTAAAAAACCTACTACTGAGGTTATTCCCGATAGGTATTACCTCAATGATGATGCCAGAGATATGGCTCAGTTTATGTATGAGAATCCTGAATACAAAGTTCTCTTTGACGCTTCTCGCAAGGTTAAAAAAGAAGATATCGACTTTGTTAAACAGATGATAGATAGAATGTCAAATAAAGGGGATGATTAATATTACTACTAATGTTATTTACGCAGATATGCCTCCTGCAATAAAGGCATACACTGTTAATAATAATGATGATTCTTTTACAATCGTGCTCAATTCCCGCCTAAACCGAGAACAACATCTTAAATCATATCATCATGAATTAACACACATCGAAAATGGAGATTATGACAGGCAATGCAAAGATGTTGATTTTGTTGAAATCTTTGCACATCAAAACTAAGGAGGGTTACTATGAGAGAGCAAAAAGGTAATAGTTTATTGCTTTTTCCAAATGATTATACAGTAATTGATATTGAAACAACTGGTTTATCACCAGAATATGATGAAATAATAGAAATCTGCGCATTAAAATATCGTAACAAAACATTAATTGATAAATTCTGCAGCTTGGTAAAACCAACCTCACCTGTTGATGAATATATAACATCTTTAACAGGAATTACAAATGATATGTTAATATCTGCTCCTGTAATATCAGATGTTATTCCTTTATTATTCAATTATATTGGAAATGATATTATTGTCGGACACTCTGTAAATTTCGATATTAATTTTATATACGATTCATGTATTCAACATTTATCTAAACCTTTTACAAATGATTATATTGATACCCTACGAATCGCAAGACTTTTACATAAAGAAGAACCTCATAACAGGTTGAAAGATTTATCTCAAAGATACAATTTATCATACGATAATGCACACAGAGCTGAATTTGATTGTTTACTTACCAACAAGATATTATCAATATTTAATGATGAATTTATTAATAAATATGGCAATAATGAAACTTTAAGTCATATATTCAGCGCCCCAAAATCCAAATTAAAATCATGTGATATTTCAACTAACAAGACAGACTTTGATATAACCAATCCTATTTATGGTAAAACTGTTGTATTCACTGGCTCATTAGAGAAAATGGCACGAAAAGAAGCCATGCAAATGGTTGCCGATTTAGGTGGAATTAATGGTGATGGTGTAACAAAAAGCACCAATTTCTTGGTATTAGGAAATAATGATTACTGTACTTCAATTAAAAATGGTAAAAGCAATAAGCAAAAAAAGGCTGAGTCATATAAATTAAAAGGATATGATATAGATATTATTTCAGAAAATGTTTTTTATGATATGTTAAATCTATAATATGAATGCAATTATACTACTCTCCTTTGCACATCAAAATTAGAGGTTATATATATGGTATATGGAAGATGTGAAATAATTAATTGGCCAGATTTCAGTAATGAAATACATGCTCTGCCAGAACAGATTATAAAGCAGGACGCCGCCATGACATATAACGGCAGCTTATTTATAGACAAGAAGTTAGGAACTGGCCGTTTTGGAAAATATGAAGCAGATTTAAAGCATTGTACCTGTCCTGGCTTTGCGAAAGATGGTCTACCTTGCATGCATATGTATCTAATAGCATTTTATTCTAAATCTATTAGGATAAATAGATTTTTACACTTTACTTTATAGCCTACATTGACACTTGATTACAATACAAGTAAACTAATCTTGAACGTACTCTGGTGTCCTTCGGGTCCAGAGTCTTTTTTATACCATAACGGTATTGTTACCGAGATGGTTTTATAATAAATAAAAGCTCCTGTGCTGGAACACAAGAGCCTTTACCTGCGACTTACAATTAAGCTGTGCTCAAATGATATAATCGCCCTAAGCAAGCCATATTATATCATTCTAAACACCGCTTTTGCAAGTAGGTGTTATTTTTTGTACTTAAAAATGTTGCACTGGTGCAACTTAAGGAGGAATGATATATGAAACGTGCTGCTATTTATGTTAGAGTATCTACAAAAGAACAAAAAGAAAAGGGCTTATCCGTTGATTCTCAGCTTCTTGCATTAAGAGAATATTGCAGTAATAACGGATATGTTATAGCCGGTGAATACAACGATGCCGGCATCTCAGCAAGAAAAAAATATATCAATCGTCCAGCTCTTCTGCAGTTAATAGATGATTGCAAAGAAGGTAAGATTGATATCATTCTCTTTACTAAGCTCGACCGATGGTTTAGGTCTGTGGCCGATTATTACCAGGTACAAACTCTGCTTGATTCTTATAAGGTTCCATGGCGTGCTATCTGGGAAGATTACGAGACAGAAACATCAACCGGACTATTCAAGGTTAATATAATGCTTTCTGTTTCTCAAAATGAAGCGGATAAAACATCTGAGCGAACTAAAGAAGCTGTTAAATACAGAAGGCTCCGCGGTGACTTTGTCGGTGGAAAATGTCCGCGTGGGTATAGAAGAGAAAACAAAAAGCTTGTTTTTGACGAAAAAACATATGACGCTATAAACGCTATGTTCAGAACATATCTATCTTGTTTTAGTATTGCAAAAGCAACTGAAGCTGTTGCAGAATATGGTCTGCATATTGCCACTTCACAGATATGTAGAATGTTAAAAAGCCCTGCTTATGCCGGAAATGCATCCGGATCTGAATGTCCAGCTTACATAACATGGGATGAGCATTTATTAATCCTTACAAATTCGACAAAACGTAACCGCACTCCAAAAAGAAGTGACCGAGTATACTTATTTTCCGGACTCTGCCGATGTGGTTACTGTGGGGGACGTATGGTAGCAAGAGTAAACAGGTGGGTTAAAAATGGCCAGCAATTATATTATCCTTTTTACAGTTGCGCTGCTCACAATGATAAACGAAATCTTGACTGCCCAGGTGTTAATCTTGCAGAAACAAAAATAGAAGCTTATCTTATGGAACATTTAGAAGCAGAACTTAAGATGTGTCAGTCTGAATTTGAGCTTGAACAAGAAAATAAAGCAACTTACGAAAACAAGATTAAGGCTCTTGAGCAAAAGCTTAAGCGGATTGGTGTACGATACGAAGATGGAGATATTCCTTTTGAGGAATATAAAGATAAGCGTTTTGCAATTAAAAAAGAAATAGCGGGCTATAAGGACAAGATAGACAATGCCAGAAGCGTTCCATCTCTGCCAGATAACTGGAAAGATTTATATAACAGTTTAACTCCAGACAACAAGCGTGGATTCTGGTTAAATATACTTAAAGAGATAGATATAACCAAGGAGGCTATTAATATTGTGTTCCCTGTATAA